AAAAATCTGCCTGGGTGTCTTCCTGCCGTTCAACAAGAGCATTTCTCAGGATAAGCTTGAGCGTGTTCGTATCAAAGCTTTCTAAATTCGAAACGTTTTCCATTTTATAAAAATTTTTTCCCCTTAGGATTCATAACGTTTTTTGGGGTGATTGTCACTCTCAAACTCGCCACCGGAAAACTGTAGGAGTCCCAAGTGAAAAGGGGGGGTTGGGGGTCGAAGATTGGGGAGTCTGGAGTACGGAGCGGGCGAGCGGAGCGAGCTAGCACCCGGGCGCGCGACTTATCCACAGGTTATCCACAGGTTATCCCGGTCGAGTTATCCACAGGATATCCACAACTAATTGCAATGCACTATTGACACTAGATATAGTAGGCAAAGTTATCCACATTGTTGCAATAATACAACAAGACAATGATATTGAACTATGACATAAGTTAATTAGAAATAGAAAGGATAGTATGACTAAACAACAATTCAAATTATCTGTAAAAGGTATATTTTCAGTTCGTTGGTTAAAGAATGACGGAACAGAACGATACCTTCATAGATGTATTTTAGGCTTGACTAAAAAAGTTGAAGGTCAACCATTTGAACATACTGATTATGTTCTAATTTATAAAATAGGTAATGGTTACGGAACTCAAAGGCGTTGGGGTAATATTAACCCTAATACTATTACTCATATCAATGGAGTGGCTATATGAAATTTAACGCAATAACTCTTATATGGTCAATAGCAATAATGCTATTGATTTTCCAAATTTGTCTATTATGGATTGATTGGGAATTTACTAACACCATAGCTTATAAATTTGTTCTTTTATTAGATGGGTTTATGTTTGGTATGGTAATGATGGATTGGAGTCATAATGCCTAAAGATATTATACCAATCAAATCAGTAAATGCAGTTGATATATCACCTCTTTTAAGAGAGGTGATTGAATACACCAAAGACCAAAACGCTGTTGGCAATTTGGAAGCATTAATAAGCAAAGTTCCCAACAAGGATAGCTTGGATTGGAAACTAATTAGTGGTGTATTATGTAACGCAATAATTGAATGGATTGCAAAGGACACAAGCAACAGGAAGGATTTGATAATTCATTTGCAAAAAGAAATAGGTTATTTGTTGCAAAGAATGGGTTTAACTATGTAATACTATCCTTATAACATAGTTGATGGAAGGGGGGATTTATCCCCCCTTTTTTTATGCCTAAATTCCAGCATCTCCGAAGTCCTGATCCTGCTGCCCGGGGAACTGGCGACATCATCATTTATATTGTTGGCATTAATGAGGAGTTTCAGGAGTTTTGGGGCGAGTGTTGAAATTTGAGAAAATCCTCGCCCCTTAAGGCAAATGCAAATGAATACATTTACTTACACTATATCATATCTTCATCAGGAAATCAAGGACTGTTTCCCCCGGGCTCTCCCGGTGGGGCAACTGCGACAATATCTCGAATAATAATCGGATTGGGAGTTGTGGGGAGTTTAGCGAGAGGACTTACAGATATGACTATCATGCCTCTCTTTTCCTCAGAGAAGGAAATCTTTTGCTCGAATCGTGGAGAACTCTCCACTCATCTAGTCGTTTATTAATTAGGTTAAACGTTCCTCAAAACCTCTAACTCTGAACAGGTGGATTCATCATCTTAACCTCTCTTTGTTATATGTATTGGTTGGCAATTGTTAACTAGATAACCAATACATCATCAATATACTACGAATCCAAACCTAAATCAACAGCGAGTTCAACAATCTTGTGGATAACCTCTACCCCTGGAGTAAGTCCCGGGCGCCCCAGCTCCACGATCCACGCTTCAAAATAAATTGGCTGATTACCTAGAGTTCAGGAGTTTCAAACGCCCGGCGCGTCCTGCGGGACAACTGAACCATTCAGGTCCTCTTTTCAATTGTTGGCAATTTGCGGGAGTTTCAGGAGTTTCACTGCAGCAGGAGCTGCAGCAGCCAGTACAGGAAGATGACTGCCAACGCAATTTTGGCTGGAATCAACAATAATAACAGTAAATGTAGCATTCTAATTCTCTTTCTCTACCCTTATCTTAATATAGTCAGGATCCAGGCACCTGTCAAGAGCCCGGGCGAAATAAATAACTGGCCGAAATCCGCCATTCTCCAGATGAGATCCGTGGAGGAAATCCCGGGCGCCCGGTGCGACTGACAGCTCACCGAAATCCCCCCAAAAAACTTTATATATTCTGGGGAGTTTCGGAGTTTCACCGAGGAGTCAGTCCCCGGGCCCCCGGTCCCCAGCTGGACTTATCCACAGGTTATCCACAGGTTATTAACATTGGGGGAGTTTAGGAGTTTCACCCAAACTCCCCCTTGATTCTAGTTGTGCATGCCGTTTTCCCTCATTTCCTCGGCATCTGCGATTCGACCATACTTGTTCGATCTATCTGCACCTTCTTTCATTGATGGAACTACTGCATTGTAGTGTGCCAATATCTTCTTTAAGACATCAATCATCTCTTCTTGATTGTCAGCAATTCTATTAAGTGAATTAGTAATGCCTTCGTCTACTACCATAATATACCATTCTCTTTCTAGAAACAGAGAAGCTCGTATCGATGTACTCCGGCTCACCTCTCTATTTCTATTTGTACAATACTACTTTCTTATCCACAATGCAACAACTCATTTGAACTATTTTTCAGGAGGCGACTGGGAAGACGAGCCCGGGCTGCGGGACACGGACTGGTCATCACGATCATCTCAAATGTATAGCATTTCCACGGAGTTTGGGAGTTTCCCCTCGACTGGGAAGCGCAGCACGCGCCGGGCGCTGGAGCTCGAGCCGCGGTCCACGGCCCAATATTAATTATTTAAAAACGGAGTTTGGGAGTTTCAAAAAGTCGAGGCCCTCGAGCCTTCCCTCGTATAACCCGGGCGCAGAACCGATGCCCTTTTCGCGTAAGTCTTGGGCCACGGCCCCTGAAAACAGTTTAACGTAAGGCCCATCTTGGGCCTTGGGCAAGTTAACAAGTATAAATACTGGTGCTCCATAGCCTGCATACCACTTATTCCAAGCTGTTTGAAGAGGTGAAATACGAATCTTATTATTATCTTGTACTATCTTCAGCTCAAGCGTAAAAAATCCTAACTTCTTATGAAATACTATGCAATCGGGAAATCCTGGTGTAACATAGCTCTCAATCCTGGATATGAGATACTTCTCCTCCCCATTTTCCAAATGTTTCTTTAAATTCTTCCAGAAGTTGGTCTCCGGTTTTACGGTCATACTTCGTTCTGTCTTTCACTACTCTCTGTTTCCATTTCGATGATGTCCTTAATTCCTTTGCCATCGGATTTCTTTTCGACCGAAAGGATAGTTTGATTACCTTCTTTTTTGAATTTTCCATCTAGTCCTAATTCCTTTAATTGTTTGAGAACTTCCTCGCGTGACATACTGTCAATCGTTCCTGTTCTAATTTCTTTTCTATCAATGTACAATCCGGCAGCCTGCCCCCGTAAACGCTCAGCGTTAACAGCAGCACTAAAGGATTTCTCCGATAGAGATCTTTCCCTAAGCCTTGCCAATTCCTGTACATGTTTTTGTAGTTTAACTTCGTGTGTCTTTTCAATCTCTGCGCGTCTCCTTACAATAGCATCAACGACCTTTGGATATCTCTTACCATTTAACAATAAGGAAGAGGATACATTAGCACTGTCCTCCTTATATCCAGCTTGTCTTGCGCATTCAGTGGGTGTCAATCGTCCTTCATTCTCTGTAAATATCTTAACAAATACGCGTTGCTTTACTGTCAATCCATCTCCACCCTTTGGATATTTTAATGACATATCTTTAGGTGCCACTGAAGTGCCACCACCAGTAATATTGCTAATGCGTGGATCTACCATCTAAGTCCTTGTAATAGAGTTATTTTTTCTAGTTTTATTTTTATCATTTTTAAAAAAGCCCCCGCGATTGTCTACAGGTGGCACATAGGTGACACACAACAAACGGTTGAAATATAAGGATTAATACCGAAAGGTGCCATGGTGCCACCATATTCCCGGTATTTAAAAAAATAAAAAAACTTTTTTCCCTGGTGATCCCTATACATTAACTTTGCACCACTGAAATTGACCGATTTCTGCCCTTTCCAAAATATATCCATCCACGATTCTTTAGCTGATGAACCAGCGCATGAACATGACTCTTGGAATTTGAATTAATCAACTGCTTAATCTCCTCATATGAAGGCGAAAATCCATTGGCTCCAATGAAGTTTACAATAAGATCATACACCTTTTTCTGTGTTGGTGTTAGCCCTAATTTATCTCTTGTCTTCCATTCCTTTTGCATCTGGGTGTCCATAGTAATCTTTCCTCACTTTTACTAGCATTTCATTACGCCCTAATTCAGGTATTTCTTCAAGCGTTATGGAATTGTAGAGCTCGCGTTGCAGTTTCTTTTCTTCTGCGCTTAATTTTCTAGGTTTGTAGATAGGCCCTGGCAGCTTGCCCCACGTCACACGAATTCCCACTGGTGGCCGGTGAAGCGTGACTCCATTGATATTCTGGTGCTCCGCAGTCCATGATCCAGGTGCATGATATTTTTTCACCAGGTATTCATGGCACAGCTCACTCGTCTCAAACTCAACAACCTCCTTGCTGAGTAGTTCCGCATCTTTCCATACATTAATCTCGAATTTCTCCATATATTTTTCCTAGGTACTCTATTTTTTTAACCCATCCTTTTGGAATAGTTATATACCTTCCTCCTTCTTTTTCAGCTGGATCCAGGCACCAGGATCCCATAATTGTAACTCTTTCATCATCATTCCTTATCATCCATCCAATATCAATGCATGTTGCCAGTTTGGCATTCATCATTTTGTCAAGCGGAACCCACCCCGTATCACCATCCATAGCATCCATCCAGGTTATGCGGACCATAGGCCAGCAGTCCGGATACTTAGTCGAGGGTGATTGGTTCTTCCTCAGATCTATCACTGGTTCTTTCGAATTTTGCATATTCCCCATCCTCTCTGTGCTTGTGCCCTTCCATTACTACTTCCATGATCTGCTCCTTCGTCTGTAGACGAACTTCATAATCCTGGAATACTACCACCCAAAAGCGCGCTTGGCCACCTTGATTTGTTTTGGCTTTTCCCGCCTTGAAATTTTCAACTGTCTTTCGAAAACCCATGGATAATAATTCTAACATCTTGGACTTAAACAATACACGATCGGTCATATCCTCAAATCGAACATACCATGAGGGCTTCTCCGTCAATCCCGTCTTCGGATTGATGGCGCCTTCATCCACCTGAAATAGATCTATTATCTTCAGAGTAGGTATTAGTTCTTTATGTTCCTGTCGTTCCATTTTACATTAATTGTTTCATAAAT